AGCCTCCAGCCCGTCGAGGTCGGCGGCTCGACCAACCAGCACATCCAGTCGGTGGAGACGGCCAAGGAGCGGCTCGACCGCGCCCTCGGCATGTCCGACGCCATGCGAGGCAACATCGCCGGGTCCGCGAGCGCCACGGAGGTGGCCGTGGCCGAGTCGGCAAGCACCATGCGGATCGCCCACCTCAAGCGGGCGTTTCAGGATGCCTGCGACACGGTGTTCCGGAACGTCGGGTGGTACATGTTCCACGACTCCCGGATCGTCCTCCCTGTCGGAGGGGAGGATGCCCGTGCCGCGGGGATCGAGGATCCCGTCTTCCAAGGCGGCCTGAAGGTCGGGGAGTGGGAGGACATGCAGGTGGACGTGGACGCCTACAGCATGGAGCGCACCAGCGAGATGCTGGCGCAGAAGCGTGCGATCGAGACGTTTCAGGTGGTCACCACCGCCGCTCAGGCCATGCCCGCCATGCCGTGGGTCAAGTGGCGCGACCTCATGTCGTTCCTCGGTGACGCCCAGAACGTGCCTCAGATGGCCGACTTCATCGACGACGGGATCCTCCGGCAGGTTCAGGGGGCGGCGGGCGGCGGAGCCGCCCCTGCCCCGGCGGGGGGTGTTCCATCGGGAGGCGAAAACCCTTCTCCTACTGGTGAGGCCCCCGTCGTGCCTGCCCGTGCGCAGGCGGCGATCGCAGGTGCAGCCGCGAGGATGTGATGCCGACCTACGAGTTCGTGACTGAAGGCGGAATGACGGTCGAGTGCGTGCTTCGCATGAGCGAGGCTCCCGCCATCGGTTCCATGTTCCAGCACCCGACGCTCGGCCCCATTCGCCGTGTCGCGAGTTCCGCGCAGGTCAGCCCGAACTTCACCACCAGCACCTATCCCTACGTCAGCCACGCGCTTCCCCGGAACCTTCCGGGCGTCAAGTGCGACCGACAGGGAAAGCCGATCATCCACAGTCGCCGTGAGGAACGCAACGTCGCGTCCCGCAACGGCTACGTCAGGGCAGAGGACTGAACATGGACAGCATCGCTGAACCCATCGTGCAGGCCGACACTCCGTCCAGCGGGGCGGAGGAGCAGGTCAAGCAGGACACCACGCACGCCGACGAAGCCATCGAGGCCAACTCGCCGGATGACGATGACATGGTGCTTGCGAAACTGCTCGGAACGGACGAGGAAGGGGACGGGGAGGCGGACGTCGATTCGTCGGCGGCCCCCTCGACGGTCCCGGATGCGTCTCCCGCCTTCGATCGTGAAGCGGTCGCCAAGGTCCTGAGGAGGGACGGCGTACCCGACGAGGTCATCGCCTCGGCTTCGCCCGAAACGCTCGCAAAGTGGGCGGATTCGGCTGCGAAGCGGCAGAAGGACGTTGACTCGTATGGCGGTCGAATGAAGCAGTTGGAGGAGCAACTGTCGAAGGCCAAGGCCACGGAGGCCGCTGCGCAGGACAACACGCCTGCCGAAGCGCCATCCGTGCCGAAGGATCCCTTCGAGCAGATGGCGGATGTCTACGGCGCAGACGTCGTCGAGCCAGTCCGTCAGGCCTTCCAGCAGCAGCAGGCACGCTTGCAGGAGCAGGTGCTGCTTGCGCAGGTCCGTGCAGCCGACATGGCGATGCGCGTCCAGTACGGGGCCAAGTCCCCGTCCTTCGACGACATCACCGCCAAGATGTCGGAACTCGGGGCTGCGAAGCCGGGTGGGTATGCGTCGGTCGATGAACTCGCCGCCGCCGCCTATCAGGCCATCGTTGGATCGAAGCCGTCCGCGCCGCCGAACGTGCGTGCCAGCCAGCCGACCGCCCCGAAGGGCGGGCCTGCCCCGGTGAAGCCGCCGCCCCGCGACGAGGACGACGAGATCCTTGACCAGATCATGTCGGGCGGTGGCAGTCGCCTCCGTCCCGCAACCAGAAAGTAAGGAGGAGGCACCATGCCTTCGATCACCCAGTTCAATGACTTCATGGCCTCGACCGGGCCTGCATACCTGAAGTCCGCCGATGCCGTCATCAACGAGGCCGTCAAGAACAACTACGTCCTCTCCCGCCTGCTCAAGGAGAAGGCCAGCGAGACGCTCGTTCAGGGCGGCACGTCCATCAAGGACGTCATCGTCTTCGACGACGCCTCGACCTACCAGAAGTACCAGCCGAACGACACGTTCACTTGGTCCAACCCGCAGGTCACCGACACGCTGTCGGCCCCGTGGCGCTTCAGCATGGACTACATGTCGTGGACCGATCAGGAGGTCGAACTCAACGACGGCGATGCCAAGGTCATGTACAAGCGCCTCAAGCGCATCAAGGAGATGCGCATGTGGACGTCCATGCTGAACGGCATGGAGAACGACCTGTGGGCGCCCTCGCAGGGCAACTACTCCAACATGGAGACGGGCGGCAAGGAGCCTTACGGCCTGCCCGCGTTCATCACGGAGGACATCGGCGCGGTCACCACGTTCGGTGAGCGCGGCGGTCGCCCGATCGGCTGGACGAACGTGCTCGGCATCGACCCCGACACCGATGGTCGCTGGTCGAACCAGATCTCGTTCTACGATCGTGCGCTTGCCGCGAACGATGCCGCCGTCTCCAAGACGTACAGCAACTTCAACAGCGGCACCCGTCAGGTCGGTGGCCTGTTCCATGCTTTCGACGAGATGTACCTGAAGGTGCAGTTCAAGGCTCCCCTGACGCAGCGTCAGTACTTCGAGGAGACGAACTTCAGCCGCCAGATGATCCTCTGCTCGCGTCTTGGCCTCAACCAGTACAAGCGCGCCCTGCGGTTCTCCAACGACATGCTCGTCAGCCCGCAGGACGGCGCCTACAACACCCCGACGTTCTCCGGCATCCCGCTGGAGTACTGCGCGAACCTCGACGAGGCGGCGATCTACCCGCTTGCGACGGGAACCGTGACCGACGACAAGAGTGGACGTGACGGAGCCACCCTCTCGACCACCGCTGGTGGCACGGAGACTGGCACCAACACGATCGACAAGGGTGCTCGCTACTGGTTCGTCAACGGCCAGTACCTCACCCCGATCTTCCACTCGACGCGCTACATGAAGAAGCACGACGTGATGCGTCACCCGAACCAGCCGTTCACTTGGGTGCAGCCCGTCGATTGCTGGTGGAACCTGTTCTGCAACAGCCGCCAGCGTCACGGCATCATCGCTCCCGTCAAGACGACCTGATGAAGCAATGGGGGCGGGATTCGTCCCGCCCCCTTACTCACAAACAAAGGAAGGACACCAAGAATGATCTTTGCATCCAATCACGGGCCGCTCGGCATCGTCCCCGCGCCCATCAATGTCAAGGCGATCGTGCGTGGCACGACTGTCGCGGTCGGTGACGTTGTCGTCACCTCTGCCATTCACACCTCCGCGACGTTTGACCCGGCAGCCAACGGTGATTCGCTCTACATTTTCAACAACGTCCGCGTCATCGACGGAAACGAAGCACGCAACAACGGTTTCGTCGGCGTCGTGACCAGCCTGCTCGGCACCGATGGATCTGCTGGCAACACCGTTGCCATCCAGTTCGGCGGCATCGTGACCGCGAAGGTCACCGCTTCCGCCGCGCTCGATCCCGGCGCCCTGCTCGGCGCTGCCGATGCTGGTGCCGCCCTCACCGACACTGGCGGAACGATGGCAAGCACCGTTCCGTGCGCGATCCTCTGCGAAACCGTCAGCGGATCCGGCACGGCGCAGCGCCGCGTCTTCATCCCGCTCCAGTACTGGTTCCCGGCTGCTGTCTGATAGCACAACCATTCACCACTTGGCGGGGAAACCCGCCAAGTGGAATTACCCATGCTCACCTACGGCGATCTCAAGAACCACGTCCTGCTTGCCATCGGCGGTCGCCCGTCCACGGCAAGCGGGCAGACCGTGGCCGAACGGCAGGCGGAGATCGTCAACACGGCTGGCGAACACCTGTTCACCCACCCGTGGAAGTTCCGCGAGGCGACCACGACGGTAAGCACCGTGGTCAGCCAGTCGTATGTCGCGCTGCCTTCGGACTTCGCTGAACTGACGCAGGTATGGAAGCAGGACCAGCCCCTCTGGATCCAGTCCCCGGAGGAGGTCGAGACTGCCCGCCAGACCAACTTCCCCGACCTGACGTGGCGTGCCTACGTCAAGACTGTGCTTCCGACAACGCTTTCCCCGACGCAGTCGTATCGGCTGGAACTGTACCCGACCCCCACCAGCATCGAGTCGCTGAAGGTGCTGTACCGCACCGGGTGGTCGTCCGTCACCAGCAGCACCGCGACCTCGGAGGTCATCTCGATCCCGAAGCACGTCGAGGCGACGCTCATCGCCTATGTCCGCGCCGTCGCTGAGGCATACGAGGACGGCCAGCAGTCGCAGCGGTTCGCGGAGATCGAGGCTGGACCCATCTTCGGGGCCGCGAAGCAGAAGGATGGCATGGTGCAGAGCCACTTCGGGCAGGTCCAGCCCAACCTGTGGCGCACGTCTACACGCAATGGCCCCGGTTTCGTGATCCTGAACCCGGTGCAGAACCCGTCTTGAGGAACCAACGATGAGCCTTCTCGGTCTGAACCCAACGATCACCGCCACGCGCACGCTGTCTGCGCCTCTCAATGTCGGTTTCGCGACCAACATCACGCTTCCGGCCTCGGGAAACCTGACGGTCAAGTTGGCGACCACGACGACCCCGACGAGCCTTGCAGACGTTGTCGGAAACAACTACGCAGGAAGCCGGATCATCGTCGGCGCTCCGCTCAACTATGCCAAGATCCAGACGGCAAGCAGCGTCGGGAGCGGATCCCTCGTCCTGCACGTCATCGGCTGGAACAAGGGCGGCGACGACGTGTGGCGCCCGCAACTCCTGACGACCTGCACGGTCACCGCCGGGGCTGCCAACACGACGATCAACGGAACGTCGATGGCGCTCGGACTCACCTACGTCAAGAACTTCGGTGACTGCAAGGTCTACAACGGAAACACGGCTGCCGCGCACGGCGGCTTCATCGTTGTTGACCTCTGCGGAGCAGAACTCGTCGAGATCGCCATGACCGCGACTGGCGCTCCCACCGCAAACGTCCTCATCGGCCACATCTGATGCACGCACGCAACCGCACATGGCCGCTCGGCAGCGACCCGGCGGAGCGATGCCGCCAGCGCACGCTTCCCGTGGAAGGAGGCGACGGCTCCACGCTCTCCCTCGACTTCACCACTGGCGTCCTCGACCCGCGCCTGACCTTCACGCGCAGCACCAATGCCACCTTCATCAACAGCAGCGGGCTGGTGGAGTGGGCCAACGCCAACATGTACTGGAACACGGCGTTCGAGGGTCTGAACGGAACGAACCCGACATTGGGTGCTGGAACTGGTTGGGCGTATGTGTGGTCTAATGCCGGAACGACCGCCGTGTTCACGGACGGGCAATCAGTCACCATGACTGCGACGGCGGATCAAAGAACGATTGGGCGATCATCTGGATTCACGGGTGGCGGACTGCGGACGATCACGGTTGTCGATGTCGAGGTGCTGTCTGGCAACCTGACACCTCCGAACGTCATCACCGGGACGAATACGGTCGGAGCGGAGTGGTACATCAACGGATCGCTTTGGTCATCCGGGAATCTTCCGACCACGCCATGCACGGTTGCCTTCGTGGCGAACACGGCGACCGCAGGCACGACAACCGTTCACTTCGGCGTCGGCGCAAACGGTGCTGCAACCGGATCTGTTCGGTTTTCCAATCCCCGCTGGACCATGTGGAAGGGCAGCGTCACGGCTCCGTACTACCCGAACACATCTGCGACGAACAGCCCGTCTGCCAACTACTTCAAGTCGAACGACTACCAAGCCCCACGCTTCGACTACGACCCGACCACGCTCGCGCCGAGGGGACTGCTCATTGAGGGGCAGGCGACGAATGCTCTGAAGTATTCCGAGCAATTGAACACCGCCCCGTGGTTTACGTTCAGCGCATCAATCGCATCTGATGACGGTGTTGCCCCAGACGGAAACACCACCGCAGATTCCATCACTCCGAGCTCAGCACCGGGTGGCGTATTCAACAACGATTCGTTTGCTGCTGGAACATGGACGTATTCCGTTTGGGCGAAAGCCAATCCGGGAAACACGCTGACAATCTCTGTAGATAATGGAGGCAACGGACGAGCGGTGGCGGTCACATTGAGTACCGCTACTGCTGGATCGCCGTTTGTTCGTGGTACTGGCGGAACGGTGTCATCGCTGACTGTGAATAGCGTGACTGTGTTTCCAAACTCATGGCGGCGGATTTCTCTAACGGTTGTTACGACTGGCTCAAACTTCGTAGCCATGTACAACGCTGCCGATACAAACAAGATTCTGATTTGGGGCGCACAACTTGAGACAGGCTCCGGCGCGTCCTCGTACATCCCGACCGGGGCGAGTCAGGGGACGAGGAATGCGGATGAGTGCAGCATGACCGGGACGAACTTCTCGTCGTGGTACAACTCCGCAGAGGGGTCTATCTATGTTGAGTGGACGGGTGGCGTATATGCAAACAACGCAAACGGTCGTTCTTTCACGCTGCTGAATTCGGCGCAGACTAATCAGATTTTCGAGGGCAGCGGATCGGCGTTGAACGTCTATCTCAATACCTTCCAAGCACAAATCGGAACTGGTGTTGGTTCTGCTGGCCCATCAGGAAAAGTTGCTGGCGCATTCAAACAAGATGATTTCGCTGTGAGTTTCAACGGAGGAGCCGTTTCGACGGACACTAGCGGATCTATGCCAACAGCCGTTGATCGTTTGTCCATCGGCTCAAACTATCTCAACGCAGCCAGTTTCAAGTTTGCCAGCATCAAGCGAATCAAGTACTGGCCGACTCGCCTCCCAAACGCACAACTCCAGAGCCTCACCACATGAGCGACTTCATGCTCCGCACGAACACGCAGGACCAGATGGAAGACGCGCTCATCGCCGCAGGGCTGGCGCAGGAAGTCGCCGACACGGACGGCGAGGTCACCGTGGTTGCCGTCAGCGGCGTTGCCATTGACCACATCGGGCCGATCCCTGCGCGGGTGGACGAGGACAATGTGGTCATCAAGCCGGGAGACAGCCGCTGGCACACCAACGTCCGCGTTTCGTTTGAACTCGACAAGGCCGTGGAGGACGCGCTGCCGACCTTCGCGCCGACGCCGGGTGTTCCTTACAGGGTGTTCATTTGAGAGAACCAGACATGACGATCGAAAACACGAATACGAAGGTGAGTCTGTCAACGAAGGACTGGCTGGCGATCAGCGGCATCGCAATCACCATCCTGCTTTCCGTCCTGTCGGCGTACCTGCACCACGACAGGCTCCTCGTTCAGGTTTCCGTGCAGCAGGACATGACCAACCAGCGCCTCGACAAGATCGAGGCCAAGATCGAAAGGACCAGCAAGTGAGCGACATCATCAAGAACTCGTCTTGGAAGACCACCGGGGCAGGCATCGCGGCGATCCTCGTCGCGGTCGGCTCCGTCCTCACCGCCCTGACCGACAACGACCCGCTGACGGTTCCAGACTGGGGTTCGCTGTCCGCGGCGGTCATCGCAGGGGTCGGCCTGATCTTCGCCAAGGACAACAAGAAGGCTTGACGTGTATGACTTCTTCCGTGCGCTGTTCATGTCGGTGCTGCACTGGGCGACGGGAATGGTTTCCCGACGAGGTGAGGGGGTTGACGCTCCTGTTCATCCTCATGTGCTTCGTCGTGCTGGCTCTCGCGTGCGCGACTGGCTGCACGCGCACGGTGCTGGTGAGCGAGGCAAGCCCGATCAGGACGGGTCCACGGGTCCACGGCAAGGTGTACACGAAGACGGCTGACGGCTGGCAGTTGGGCGACAACGAGGTGACGATCCCGGAGGGCTGGTACTGCGTGCCGCCCTCCTACGTCGAGGAGGAGCGGTAATGGCTATCAAGTTGCAGGTCAGGCGAGGCACGGCGACGGAGTGGTCAACGGCCAATCCGACGCTCATCGTCGGCGAGATCGGGTTCGAGACGGACACCGGGAACATCAAGGTCGGTGACGGCACGAACGTATGGAACGACCTTGCCTACCAGTTTCCATACCTGACCGGAAGCCGCAACCATGCACCGGAGGACGTGACCACGTTGGTCGTTGACCAGACCAACGACAGGGTCGGAATCGGGACAAACGCCCCGCTGTCTCAGTTGCACGTCGAAAGCGCGGCTCCGGTGCTCCGGTTCAGGGACACCGCTGCGGCTGCGAGCACGCACTCACTCGTGAGCGCGGACAACACGACCGGGACCCTGCTCATCAGCGCGGATGCAGGCAACAACACCGCCTCCTCGCAGGTCCAGATCGCGGTCGATGGCACGACGGTTGCGACCATTGCGCCTGCCGCTGTAGGAATCGGAGTCGCATCTCCTGCCGCTGACCTGCACATCGAGTCTGCTGCCCCCGAGATCCGGCTTCGCGACACAGGCGGCGGTGCGACCGTCTATTCCAACATCAAGTCGGACAACACGACCGGAAGCATCGCCATCACCGCCGACCCTTCGAATGCCGCGGGATCTTCCATAATCAGCCTTATCGTGGACACGACCACGAGGCTTCAGGCAAGGACCGCTGGCGTTGACATCACGGGCGCACTCGACGTCAGCACGTCTGCAACCATCGGAACGACGCTCGGAGTCGGAACAAACCTGACCGTTTCCGGGACGAGCACGTTCACTGGCGCTCCGTCCTATGCGGCGGACCCGGGAAGCGCAGATGTGCTTTCACGAAAGTCGTATGTCGATTCTCGAACAAGAGTCGGCGGCGTCATATTCGTTGTCGTGACGAACAACGCGATCGTGTCCCAGAGCCAATCCGGTTATTTCACGATTTCTGGATCGGGCGCATCCGCCGAGTTCAGGTCAACCGCTGGTACTTGGTACGGAAGTCTTGCATTTTCCGCCTTCCCCGGATCTGCCAGCCCGTACTACGGAAACATCACGACGAGCACCGGAATCTCCGCAAACACCGGGGCAACGACATATCTGTACGTCATGGTCCGCACCTCCTGATGCCATACGTTCCCGTCCAACTTCCATACGGCGGCATCGACATCGACGCCTCGTATTCCGGCATCCGTCCGGGATTCACGTCACAGTGCATGAACGTGGTCCCTTACGACGCATACAAGGGCAAGTTGCGAATCGGGCAGCGCAGGCCGCTGCTCGGCGCGTACGAGTTCAACGACACGTCTCCGGCGGCTACGAGGCAGGTCCAGACGATCCTTCGTGCCGATGCCTATGTCGGCAGCCCGTCCGTGCTGACGCAGCGGTGCATCGTCGTTGCCGGAGGGGAAATCTACGTCATCGACGACGGCGGGACGGCCACCAAGGTCGAGCGTGCAGCCGGAATCGCCGCGATGAAGACGAGCGGCCATGTCGGCGCGGCGGTGTTCGGGCAGTATTGCTACTTCGCGGACGGGACGTACTACCGGAAGATCGACATAACCAAGTCTCTCGCTGACCTGTCCAACGCAGGAACGGCGGCGACCACTGGTGTCCTCAACTGGTCCGGAGCAAACGGGCCGAACAACTACGTCGTCGATGGTGCGGGAAAGTTCGCCACGCTGCTTGTCCGCTTTGGATCGCGTCTGGCGATGTCCGGTGTTCCCGGTGCATCGAACAACTGGTTCCTGTCCAAGTTGAACGACCCGGAGGACTGGAAGCCTACGACGAACATGCACGAGGGAATCTCCGGTACTTCCACGACGGAATACGGAAAGCCCGGAGAGCCGATCGTCGCACTCGTTCCGGTCGGAGAGAGCGGCCTGCTGTTCGCCGGACGCCACACGCTTTCCTACCTGACTGCCGATCCTGTCGTCAGCGGCGCGAGGATGCTGGAACTGTCGCGCTCCGTTGGAATCGTGAGCGAGCGTGCATGGTGCGTGAGCGACTCGCAGACCGTGTACATGATGTCGCAGGATGGCCTGTACAGGGTCCAGCCGAACGACTTCCAGATCACGAAGAGCGGTCGTGTCACCGGAGGTCGCCTCGACACGTTCTTCCAGCAGCAGAAGTTCAACGACGTGAACTGCGTGCTCGGCTACGACGCGGAGGGGCAGAACGTCTACTGCCTGTTCTCGCGCCTCGATCTTCCTGAATCGAGCGTCCACCTCGTATACAGTCAGGCGACGGACTCCTTTTGGCCGATCCAGACAGGATGGCCTGCGTTCCATGCCCCCACCTGCTGCGGAGACTTCCCGTTCGGTGACTCTCGGTCCCCGGTTCTGGCGTTCGGCAGCAGCAGCGGATACCTCGGATGGTTCGACCGCGACCTCGTCTCCGGCGTGGACGGTCAGGGCGCTGTCGGCTACAAGTTGCCTGACTTCTCTCCGACCAGCGATCAGGCCGCTGCCCAGAGGATCGTCAGCAGCATCCTGATGGGTCCGGTGCTGTCTCCGTCGCTGTCGCAGGTGATGATGAAGGACGTGCGGATCGAACTGACGATGGACGAGCCGCAGGAATCCGGGTCGTTCGCGTCACGGCTGTCCGGCCCGTTCGCATATGTCCTGTCCGGGCAGACGGCGGAGGAGGCGATCGGTGAGAACATCAACACGGTCGCGGTCGCCATTGACCCGGACTTTCCGTCAGTGACCGTGGACTGCGGCACGTTTGCGGCGTTCACGCCATCGACGACCTATGACGCAGGTGCATACAACCAGTCATGGACCAACGCGACGGACAAGGCGCTGGACCTCCTGTTCGCCCCGGAGATCGCCGGGAACTACACGACGTCCGACACGCTCATCACGGACCCGACGTCGCGGACGTACACCAAGACGTCACTGCGTGTCTACAACGACGGTTCAGCGCCCCCGTCCACGGACTGGTACATCCAGCAGTTGACCTCGCCCACGTCATTCCCGTGCTATCGGCGCGACACGTCGCTTCCGGGTACGTCGGCAGACACTCCGGGAGGGACGTACAAGTACGCCTCGGCGCAGTTCAACAGCCCGAACTCGTTCCCGCTCCCGTCCGACATCACCGGGCCGAGATACACGGTGAGCAGCGGGACATATGACAACACCAACCAGAACCTGCTCGGGACGCTCGTTCCGGGCAGGAACGATGCATTCCGCTGCCGCATCAGGGATCAGGCGGCGTATGTGAAAATCGAAAGCCTCGGTGTACCGTGGGCCATCGAGCGGATGGCCGTGCTGGTGGAGCCGATGCCGCACACGAAGAACGTGAAGGGAACCTACTGATGGGCCTTTTCGACAACCTGTTCGGAGGACGCAAGAAGTTCAACCGCGCACTTCAGGAGATGGAGGCGGGCTATGCGTCCGTCAGGCAGTACGCCAGCGCGGAGTACGGGAAGGTCATCGACCAGTTCCTTCAGGAGCGGACGAAGAACGCCGATGTGTACTCGCAGGCGTACAACTCCGCCGTCAAGCAGTACGGCGATGTCATGGCGCAGAGCCGCAAGGCGTTCGCCGCCGAAGGAGCGAAGGCATACAAGACGCTTGAGGTCGGGCGTGACGCCACGCTGGCGCTTCTCAAGCAGCAGACCGACCTCGCCGTCTCCCGCCAGCAGTTGAGCGGGATGCTCACCGGGCTGTCGAACACCACGTTCGGTCAGGCTGCGGTCAACGCCGTCGCGGCGCAGGGCGCATTGCAGGCCGGGGCCGTGCAGGAGCAGTACGCGCAGACCCTTGCGTCGGCACGCATGGCGCAGGCAGGTGCGCTTGCCGGGATGGAGCAGCAGGCCGCGCAGAGCCTTCTTGGCGCAGGACTCGGCGCTGCCCAGTACCAGAGCGGGCAGTACCAGCAGTACACCGCTGCCGCGCAGGCGGCACGGGCGGGCCAGATGCAGCAGGAACTCGGCCTGCGGCTGAAGCCGCTTGAGGCACGGTATGCGGCATCAATGGGACAGGCGCAGCGCGACATGGCCGCAGGCAACGCGCTCGGCGGTGCGCTGCTCGGGGCGGGCATCGGGGCCATCGCTGAGGGCATCGGAGGCCAGTTCCGGCAGTTCGGTGCAACAGGTTCAGCAGGACCTCTCCAGCCGATCGTCGTGTCGTAATCGAAAGGACCACGCAGATGAGTTCGTTCATGGCAAACATGGGGCTTCGGACTGGTGTGCAGAACATCTCCGCCGTCGAGGCGCAGAGGAAGACGGGATGGGACAACTTCCTGTCCGGCGCGGGCCAGTTCGGTCGGAGTTTCCTGCTCGGCGTCCAGAGCGGCCTTGCGAACTACGACCCACGCAACGAGTTCAGTTCGCTTGCTGCCGGAATCAGCGGTGCGACCACCGGGCTTCAGGCCGGATTGCGCCGCGAGGAGGCTGCCAAGAACGCGATGGCCGTTGCCGCCGTCGAGGAGCAGATTGCCAGCGGTCGGGCCGAGCGTGCGAGCGTGCTGATGCCTGCCGAAGGACCCATGCAGGGCATCGGTGCTGGCGTTTCGCAGCCTGCTCCGTCGAAGCCTGCGCCTGAGCCGTTCGACTTCAAGATGGGCCTGTACCCGTCCCTCGTCCAGCAGGAGCCGTCCACGGCATCCTCGAAGGTCCGCAACCTCATGCTCGGGATCAACCGATGAGCAGGATCTCCAACATCCCGGAGCCGATCGACCCGCAGTCGCTCAACATGCCTGCGGCCCCGGCTCAGGCCGCCCCTCCCACGGCGGAGGGGTTCGCCAATCAGCCGCCGATGCGACTCAACGATGGGTTCATGCGGCAGGAGACGCCATCCGAGCCGGACATGCTGTTCGACGACGAGTCGATGAAGAAGGCGGCGATGGATCCCCGCGGTTCGCGGGAGATCGCCCCCTACGGGACCTATCAGGCGGTCGATCAGGCGCTCACCAACGGCTACTACACGGGCCTTGAGGCGCTCGACTTCGGCACGCTCCCGGACGGCACGCCTGCCGCCCTGTTCACCGACCAGAAGGGCCAGCGTCAGGCGATCCGGATGACCACGGAGCAGTGGTTCGCCGCATTGCAGCAGCGTGCGGAAGGCCGCATCGCGATGGCCCAGTCGATCCGGAGGCAGCAGGAGGCCAAGAGGCTGTCCGCGCCCGTGGAGGCGATGGCCCGCGAACTGGAGGAGTACGCCCCCGGCTTCAGCGAGTACGCCGCGCTCGGGCTTGAGCGCGATCCCAACGGGACCTACGTCGCCGT